GTTATCACTTTCATCGGATTACCAGCCGGTATCGGCGGTATGCATCCAATTATAATATGTTGCATTGGTATTGTGGGCACTTAAAGTGATACCAGAATAACTATTATCGATAACACCGGGGAGCCCAGAAACCGCTCGATCAACACTTGCATACGAGTCACGGACATTATTTGCTGCTCCGGTATTTGGACTATAAATTATCACAGTAGGAGTTTTGGCCATGCGTTTAGGAAATAACCAACTGCCCCAGGGATCAGCATTGGCTGGTGTATATTGCAAATATCCCCCGGTAGAAGTCGCGCCTGGTTTTATTCCGGCAGGATAGTTGGTATTAAAGTATCGCTGGCATTCATCCAGATTCTGGCTGAAAGGTTTATCAATCAACTGCGTACAGTTCGGACCTGGCTCCCACTGGATAAATGCTAAATCAAAGGTGGCGCCGGCAGTAGCTGCAAAATTACTCATTCCTATAGGTGCCCAAGCTCCAGTAGATGCTTGCCATACATCGTTAGCAGTTACAAGCTGTCCACTACCTGCAGCCAACATAATATTAAGTTGTTGACTAGATACTCCTGGGCTACCACCCCAATTGCCAGATGGAGGAAAGACCGGCAAATTACTGTAGCTTAAGAGAGTCCAGGTATTAGCGGCTCCTAAGGTACAGAGTTTCGCTAGGGCTTGTGTTTCAGGGGCATCATTGATTGAAATACCAAATTTTAGATTGGCCACACTTGAACGACATAGAATATTAACACTATGCACATCTGAAAACATTTCTCTAAACTGAATACCTTCAAGCATCTGATACAAACCCACATAATCAGTGGCGGCCAGTGTAGCTTGTGCCGTAGTTATTGTTATACGACAAAATCTATTAGTAATTGTGTATGAAGTTCCCGGGATTGTTACAAGACCACTCATTTGCTGCACTGAGATACGCAATGTACCAAATATACTAGAAAGCCAACGATCAATGGTTTTGGAGGTTTGTCCTGATGCAGTAAGGGTAAAGGCACTGCCACAATTGATTTGATCACAAGTAAAATTTGGATTGCCTAGAGCATTGTAGCTACGAAGCCGAATGTTAGTAATTGAACTAGTCGGGACTAATATTTGGCTATCGCTACCTAGCGTAGCTAGATTGCCGGCGTCAGTTGAGATGCCAGCAGTGCCAACTGGCCCCTGTGGCCCGGTTGGTCCTGCGACTCCTTGTAACCCTTGTGGAATAGCGAAATTAAACACGGCAGTGGTTGCAGTTCCGGAATTGATCACACTTGCTTGGGTGCCCGGCGCGCCCGTGGTGGTTGTGCCCGCAGTGATAGTAGCGGCAGTTCCAGGCGTTCCGGTTGGACCAGCTACGCCCTGTGGTCCAGGCGGCCCGATAAAGGGTCCACAATCGATCCACGCGGTGCCGTTCCAGCTCCATGCATGCCCGGTATCGGATGTAATCCAAAGGTCGCCTACGACGTTGCCGCTCGCGGGCAAATTAGCGTGTGAAGCGACGCTACCCTTCATTTGTAACGGTGGCCCGGTCGGACCCGTTGGTCCAAGCGCGCCAGTCAATCCTGTTGGTCCTTGCGGCCCAGGCGGACCAACTGCCGTGATATCGTTGAGTGAAAGAACGATCGTCTCGGGACCTGGTATTGGGACTACGGTTTCAGCCATAAAGTTTTCATGGGATACTGACGGTTACGGGTCCGATCACGGCGACACTTCCTTCCAATAACGTGACCATGTTAGGTGGTGCCGCGATATCAAGGCAAGAAACATCATAGACCATGGTTGAGGTGATGGCGCCGCTGCCCGAGGGCGGGGCAACCCACCAGCCGGCATTCTGTGTGCGCGTGACCTGGAAAGTGAATTGCCCGAACCCGAGGTTTTTCACCCAAGGCGCAGCTTTGTAGAGCGCTTTAGCATCCGAATCGCCCTGCGCCTTCTTGATGGTCATCGCGAGCTGATAACCTGTCATGTTTGCAGGATTACCAAGCGCAGTCACGACATTGACCGGAAGATAAAATTCCCGATCAGCACGGACCGTGATATTGAAAACGGCAGCCATCTAGTCGAGCGCCAACGTTACCCTGGTTAAATGTTCGCCGGTCTCCGGATGTGCACCGATATCCGTGATCTCAATATTCGAAACGAAGCACTCTGTCTGCGCGAATTTGCCTTCGCCTTGTGGCACATCGAGCAGGAGTTTATCGCCGACCTTAGTCTTGAACTGGCTCAACTGTTCATCAGTCAAAAGATCTGTTCTGTAATGCATATCTCAAGTTTTGACGATCTTGGTTACGACAGCGTATGGTTGCATATTGTTATGGCCAACGTTCGCGCCGCCTGCGTATTGGATTGATATTCCGGTCCCGCTACCGTAAATGGCGATACCAGTTGCAGCATTATAAATGGCAGTCCTTGAAGAGCCTGCATCGAGATAAATTCCGGTTCCACTCGCATAGATCCCAGCGTTTGTGCCGCTCCCGTAAATGCCGACATTAGCGTTGGCGGCTTGGATCCCGATCCCGGTTTTTGCTCCGTAAATACTTATTCCTGTACCGACGGCGTACGTATATGTCGGATCTCCGCTACTCCAATTAATGTAAATTGCTTGCCAATTGGCCGGCGCGCTCCCTTTCCAGGCTGCTTGTTGGGAAATGTAGCCCGTATAATGCTGATGGGTGGGATCGTAAACGCCGTGGGCATGTGTCGGATCGTTTACGCCGTGGGCATGGCCACCATCGGCTACTCCATGGGCGTGCCCTGGATCGTACAGACCATGGGCATGCCCTGGGTCGTGCAAAGTATGGTTATGTCCGGGATCATAGACGGCATGAGCGTGAGTCGGATCATAGACCGAATGAGCGTGTCCGGGATCATTAACGCCGTGAGTGTGATACGGCATCTCGGAGTAGGACATGACATGGTTTTCTTCGCCCGCTTTACCTCCGAGCCCATAATTTGATAGCCCTGGTCCTTGCCCGGAACCGATACTTGTTCGACCGCGTAAATCTGGCACATTGAACGTCGTCGCGCCGTCGCCTTGACCCCACGGTGAATATGAAGCACCAAGCGCTGCATAAAGCGCTGCGTAGGTCGCGCGACTGTAAGCTTGCCCGTCGCATACGAGCCAGCCGGCGGGTGGCCAGTAACCACCGAAATCTGCGATGAATCCAGGGAAAAACCCTGCGCCCCAAACGCCTGTGCCCAAAAGGACCGTGTTGCTATCCCCTGACAACTTCGGCAGGAGCCCCGTGGCGCCTGTGGTCGCGACAGGGACTGGATCACGCCCAGTTGATACATGAGTAGGCCCATGGAGCGGGAGGAGCCCGAAACTCGCCGTAGCGCTTCCAATCAGTACTTGACTAACGTTATTGGGCGTCTTTGGGCAGAGCCCCCCGATCGTGTTGCTGGCGATTGGCAACGGATCAACGCCGCTCGGTAAATGTGTTCCGCCATGGAGACCGACAACATCGGTCATGTTAATCGTTGTCGTGACTGTCTGTAGGGTCGAATAGACAATCGGCAACACGTACTCTTTAACGATCGGCACGCTCGGGTCGACTGTGTCACCTGTCGGAGCGCCCGTTGAGCTGTACGCGAATAGGAACGGTGCCTGATTGTTTAGGCTCGCGAATACACCAAGTTCGTTGACCTGGAATGTCTTAGGCGCGTTCTGTTCATTGATATTGCAACGGATCGTCGTCTGATAAAGGACCTCGGTATTGGTGGAGGTCGAATCGCAATCCATCACGTAGTTTTTCAGTGCCGTGAAATTGCCCGGGATATCGCCCGCGGACGCGTAGCCGCTGCCAGCTTCGACCTTGGTTACTTTAAGGCTTGCGCCCGTACCCCCAACTTCCGCCAGTGCATTTAGTCCTTGGTTGGTGACGAGTAGCGGTGAGAAAGCCATTTGTGAGAAATACTACAAGATGGTTGGTCGATAGGAGATGACCCGATAATCGTACAGACCGACCAGGCCACCGGTGTAGACCGTTGCCGCAGGAACGATGGCAAAGGACGTGATCCCGGCGAAATAACTGCGCGCATTCTTGACCGCGAGAATGGTTTTAATCATCGATTGCACTTTGGCGCCGTCAACCAAGGGATCGGAGATTTTTAACCTGAAGGTATCATGAGGCGCCGGCGGGCTATCCTGCCACCATTCGATGAGTTCAACGTAATTGAATACGGTGTTCATCACGTTTTTGATGGCGGATGGCGTGCCTTTCCGGATCTTGTTTTTGATGGCGTCCCGGACAAGGATCAGTTTTTTACCGAAATCGAGGTTGTCATCGTAAACATCCAAGTTGAAATGGTAATGGGCGAGGACATCGAGAATCTGGGATGATTGATTCTGTAGCCGTGGCAAGACATTGTTATTGATGATCTGTCCGCGGATATCGGCGAGTAGCGGGTCGAGAGTGAGCGCTGCGCAATAGAAAAACAGGTCATTCCGCGCTGCGGGCGTCAGATATTCGCTTAAGGAAACGTCATCAATCGAGGTCGACATATTCCTAGACAGGCAATGGTTGTAGATCG